AGACCACTTTGCCAAGTTGGATCTCTCCATCTTGATTGGTCCAGGCATTGGCCTGGGGGGAAAAACGAATGTAGTTGCCGGAGCCACCACCAGAGGACAGATTTAGCATTTTGCGTTCTCGCTTTCAGAGTTGTGTGACTTTCGTCACGGTTGGGGGAATGGGATTATTGGGCAATCTCAACGGCACGGCCTAGAGTCAAACCCGATGATTCTTTTGTGGTCAGCTCATCGACCATGGCCTTCTTGTCCTTGCCCAGCAGCTTCTCGGCCACCGCAGGCGTCACCATCTCTGTTAAGACCAGTTTGGACTTGTCAATGCCAGCGTCAGTGAGCGCTTGCAAGGCGGCATCCTCGTTGGTCCATTTGCGTGTTGCACGCTTTGGGACCATCTGCCAGCCATGAATTGACTCACCATTCCTGATTCGTTGCACAGCATGGTCACGCACAGCGTCAATGAATTTCTCCACCACTGGCGCACGCTCCAAGAGGTCCGCAATCTGCTCAACTGATAGGGTCAGCATGACGGCCTGGATCTGTTCCTTGTCCAGGGTTCTGAGGTCTGGCTTGGCCGCGAGCACCTCAAACCCTTTGCGTTGGGCAGGGCACACGATCTTGGCCGGGCAGTACTGACAGGCAGAGTCACTGGGGTTTGGTTGTGCGTCATCCACAGTGGCCTGGACAATGGCCGGGCGCAAGGTGTTTTGATACCAGTCCCAGAGTTCTTTATACGTCATCGAGTGACTGCGCACATCACCATGGTGCGGCTGCACAATGCGCAGCTCAATCTGCCCAGGCGGTGGGATACCGTTCTTTGCGGCTGACCTGATGGCGCCCAAGGCGTAGATCTTGAGCTGGGCAGAGTCAGCATCCACCCAGCCCTTGCCGGTCTTTAAGTCCGACACAATGAGCTTGCCAGACCCCAGGCCGACAACGTCAGCAGTCCCACCCAACTTGACCTCATCAGTGTCCACAATGGTGACGTACTGCTCGACTCTGACGTGCCCAAGCTCATCATGGACCCGCTTGATCTCATCAAGGTGGAGCTGGGCATATTCGGCATTTGTCTGCGTCATAGTGATGCCTTCAACGGCCTTGCCGACATAGTCTGCCGGGTTGGAGCCAGCCTTGAAGCACAACTCAGCCAGGGCATGGATGGCCGTCCCGATCTGCGCGGCCTCGCCAGAGGGTTGCTCTGGAATGCCGACAGACAACTTGACGCTGGCCGGGCAGGCGATCCAGCGTGACGCTGCACTTGGTCTGAGTATTATTTTTTGTTCCATGATTCTCTTTCTGCATCCTGTTCGTTGATGATCGTTGTGTAAATGAGTGCCCTGACCTCATTGCTGACTGCGTGCCCCAGATCCTCGGGGTTGAGCATTCGACCCATGAGCAGCGTCTTGTCCTGGTTGGCGCGTCTGGCCTTCTCGAGTTCCTGAGTGAGCCAGACAATCTGGTCACGCATTGCTTTGCGTTCTGCGTCATCCATGCTTACGCCCCCAATGTGCAATCAGTGCAGCGTCAGCACGGCCATCGTCCTTGACGCGCTTGAAGAAGTATTCGTAATTCGGGAAAAGCTCCATGGCCCTGGCGCGGCTGGCATCTTTGCCAGGGCTGCGGCCAATGGCACGGGTCCAGGTGGCAGGGGCCACAAAGGTCACTGGCATCTTGAGCGCTGCCAAGATCCCCTCGATCATGCCGAATGAACGGCCAAAGCTAAAAACGCTGGTTACCCCCTGCCCACTGACAGCACCCACGCGCTCGCAGTAAACGTGGCAGTCTTTCCCTGCGTACAGGTTCAGCAGCTCGGCCAGCTCATTCGCTGACACCTGCCGCTTGGCCTTGCCATTACGATCCACGGTCATCACCGGCATGTCATGGATCTGGAGTGTGTCATCTGTGATCACCGCGATGGCGCCAGACAGACCTGGGTCGATGCCAATGTGCCTCATTGGTTGGCCTCGTCCATGGCCTTGTTGAGCACTTGCAGCCTGGCCGCTACCATGGCATCCACGACCTGATTGAGGCGCACCACAGAGGCATACAAGGGCTTGGTGCGGCCACTGAGCCACCTGCTGGCTTGGCTTTGATCGATCTCTGCGACTCGGCAGACATCGGCCATGGAGTAGCCTGCGGCACTGGCCTTGGACATAACATCTTTGATGGGGTTGTTGGTTGTTTTCATGTCTTGCATGTTAACCCCAAATTGACAACTTGTGCAAGACCATGAAAAAATGGGGACTAGACAGTGATGCCCAGCCCCCCAAGTGGCAACTGCGCCGGGCTGGAGTTCCCGGGCAATCAGCGGGAGGATGAACCCGCCAGGGTCATTGTATGGGGTTTATAGTTGAGTGACTTGTAGGGGATTTGACAAGATGGTCAAACGATGTATGATTCACTCATCAACAACGCAACCAGGAGAAACGAAATGAAAGCAACCTACAAAGCATATGTGGCCTCGGATCTGTATCAAGCAGGCATTTCCTGCGATGGTCATCCTCACATTGCTGAGAAGTATTATGTTTTGATCGAAAACGCTGCTGGCCGCCGTTTTCGCCATGAGAAGTCTTTCGGTGATGTTGAGGTGATTCAGTGTGAAGAAACCGGCGAGACCGGGTTTGTCAGTGTGCGCAATGAAGTTCGGGCAATCGTTGAAGATCTGGCCGCCAAGGTCAATGCCACCCTGGCCGCTGGTAAGCCTTTAACAGCAGCCTGCTGGTTTGAAGTTGATCCCGCTTATGGTTCTGATGCTTACGTCAGCCAGGGTACTGAGGCCCAGCGTCATTTTGCTGAACAGCAAGCAGGTTAAACCAACCGGGGCCACGGCCCCATCTTTAAGGCCCACCATGTACTCAGACATAGACGAATCCGAATGGCGCTGGCAGCAGATCTTGACCCGGCCCATTCACCCTGATGACCAACCCCCAACTGATGAAGATGAGGAGCTTGAAGATGATGATCATTGACTTCTGCCGGGTTCCCCGGACCATGCGCGAGTGCCTCGATGAGGGGTTCACTTCTCACCAGGTCTACAACGCAGTGCGCAAGAACCAACTCTCTAACGTCAACCGCAAAGATGCCTGGGGACGCACCAAGCGCGGCCCTGGACTCTTTGTCGTGCGTGATGAGTCCATGCGCCTGGATCAGCTTATCGTCTCCACCAAAGACCTTGCAACGGCCCTTGCGGCCTGGAGATAAAGATGCCCAGACCCAAGAGTGAGATGACCAGCGTGGCCGTCACGGTCAGCGCCAGGCTGATCCCGGCGCACTTTGCTGAGTGGAAGCGCCTGGGCGGTGTCAACTGGCTGCGCCAGCATTTGCGCGAGTCAATTCAAAAACGTAAGGAGCAAGAAAATGAGCGCGTTTAGATTCGGTTTTTTCCTCGTCTGTTTCCTGCCCTTCATTGGGTTCCTGTGCCGGGTGGCCGTGGAGCTTTTCCTTTATGGGTATCACGCGCTATGACCGGCTGGCGCAAACGACAAATCAAGGAGCAAGAATCAATGAAAGCACAGAAAGTCTTCATGGCCCTGATGATCTCAAAGGGCTACACCCCAGCAGATCTGGCCTGGGACGGGACCAAGTTCACCAACCCCAACATCACCACCCGCTGGAATTACTTTTTGCTGGGCTGGGAGATGAGAGGTGTAATGTGATCAATATGCAAACAAGGAGTGAAATCATGGCAATTGACAACAGTACGGGCAAAGACAAAGAATTTTATGATCTTGGAAAAAAGATGTTTGATCGAATACAGCCGATTACTCGGGGCGTTCCTCAGACTCCTCAAGAGCGTTACTCAAAGCGTCCCTGGGTTGGGTTGACCGATAGGGAAATACTGGCAGACGATGTATTGCGGTATCACTTTGGATTAAATGGCGGTGGTGGGCCAGTGTCAAAAAGCGGCAGAAAAATAGTTGATGCAATCGAAACCAAATTAAAGGAATTGAACCATGGCAAATGAAACAACCCGCAAGTTCCCCAGGACATTTACTGAGGCATTCCCCAACTCGCTCGAGAATGGCGCCGCCATTGAGATCCACGTCCATGAGTGCAGCACCGCTGAAAAGCTCATCCGCGTGATCAGCCTCATTGGCCTGATCGTGGTGGCGATGGACTGCTTGGTCTGGAGGGCTTGAGTATGAACAGCAAAGAATTAGGTGGGCCAGCGTTTCCCGTGCACCCAGATATGGCAGCCCAGTTGGGTTGCGTCCCCAGTTCATCAGATGCAGGCATGAGTTTGCGTGACTACTTTGCGGCAAAGGCGATGCAATCACTTATAACGGCCCCTAATGTTCGACCAATGATTGAAGATGGTGAAGTTTCATGGTGGGCATACAAGATGGCAGACGCAATGCTGAAGGCGAGGGAAAAATGAGCGAAACAATGCAACAACAGATCGACCT